ACATCACACGCCTTTCCGCTTCCATTTCCGCCATTGTAAATGCATCCTCCATTCCTTTTTCGGTGTATTTTGGTTCTTTTAACAATTGATATGTGACTTTTTGAATTTCATCCGCGATAATGTGATCCGGTGTGTTTGTTAAACAATACACCAATTCGCATTGCTTGTGTCCTGAAAGCATCATGTAAGCATTCATTTGATGCAAATATGCCTTGTTTTTGACTTCGGTATCAAAAAATGTTTTGAAATATGTATGCGATGAAAACGAACATTTGATGTCACCCAATATTGATTGATTAATGTCAGGTTCGCCGGTTAAATAATCATTGAATAAACGAACTTTTGGTGCATCGATATCGATATCCCAATCAAACACATCTTTTGCCAATTGCATTCCCTCACGTTCGTTTAAAATGCCCTTTTCCAAATGTTTTGATGTTATCATTGGCGGTTCAATTCCGTATTTGTGAAATAATACGCTTTCCTGAATCATTTTTAATGCGGTGTCACCGAATTCTTTTCCGCGACCTTTTGTCATTAATGCACCAAGTTGTGATGGTCTGACCAACCAATTATGCTTTTTCATAATTCAATGTTTTTAAGTTCAACAATTTGTTTGTCAGTCAATGCAAATTCCTTTTTTGCTTTTTCAATGGTGTAATCACCTTTTTGTATTGCACCACACATTCGAATAAATTGTGCATCCGGTAGTGTTTTTTTAGTGTTTACCGGTGCGGATTGTTTTCCATGTGTGTTTGTCGCGTCACTATCTTTTTGGTCATCGATTAACCACATTGCACCGCATGAGTATTTCCGCGAATACGATGATGATGAACCAAAACATTGTGCCAAATCCATTCCTTTTTTGCTCGGATCAATACCGGCTTGTGCTTTAGTTGTCAATTTATCCTTTCCATCACCAACAACACACGTTGATTGAACGAATATAACACCGCCCAATTCCATTATTTCATCTTCAAATACCATGAACAAACCATGTTTCGCCAAATGCGGTTTCAATGCGGTTTGTATATCCTCTAAAGAACGATATTTGTATTTACCAAAAGAATTGAATTGATTTTTTGGTGCTTTCAATTCCGATTGTATCCAAATGATTTTGTCAACGAATGACATTGTTTTTTTAGTTGTTTTTTTTGTTGTTTTCTTTTCCATTTTTATTTATTTATTTTATTTTAATTATTCCCTTTGGTAATGTTTCTAATTCATCCGACCATGTTGTTTCAACAATCATGTCATCCCCATCAAATGACATTGATTCCTCATAACATTCGGCAAATATTGAATCCTTGTTCAATATTGTGAAAAGTTTTTTATATAAACCTTTATATCCTTTTGATTTTTGATTTACTAATCGGTATTTTGCAAAGTTGTTTTCCATCTCATTAATTGTTTGACACCGCAATATACAACTTTATTTAAATATAACAAGCATCAAACAAAAATAAATCACTTTTTTTGCAATTTTTTTATCAATTCCTTATAAAATTCGATTAAATCACGCAATTCATCTTTTGAATATTTTCGTGTTTCATGTGCTTTTTCATGTAATTCAAACAATCTTTCCGCACCGATTTTTTTTACAATGTTTTCTTGATATTTAATCAAGTTACCATGCAAATATCTATTGCAATACACACAACTTGAATGAACATTGTCCGGATCAAACGTGACTGATTTGTGACCTCCCGAACTAAAATAATGCGATGCATCGTATTTGTCACCCAATGGTTTTTCACACGTTATGCATGGCAATCCGGCATCCCTTAATCGAACCCAACGATTAAAAACCGATTGACATTTTTTCATCAAATCTTGTGTTGTTTCCAATTCCGCATTCATCTTTTTTTTTAGCTTTTTCCAATTGTCTTTTTTTGATTTTTCAACCCATACCGAAACGCATTCAGGATTGAAACAATACTTTTGATTGAAATGCTTTGGTTCGAATATTTGTTTGCAATTTTTACAACGCATCTAAAAATTGAAATTATTTAATATTTTTTCCAATACATCAATTGTGATTGAATTCCCGGCTTGTTTGTACAATTGTGCATCACTAACAACGAATTTAAAATCATCATTAAAACCTTGTAACCTGAAACATTCACGCGGTGTTAATCTTCTTATAAAATAAGAATCCCACAAAAAATTGTTTGGTGATGAATCATGCTTTGTGGTAATGCAACCAACTTGTGTCGATAAACTTTTACTATAACAATCAATTGTTAAAACTTTATCATCAGGTAAATGTGTTTCGGATAAAAAATTATTCAGTCTTTTTAATTTGTATTTTCTAAAGACTCCAATATTGCTATGTGTATCAATTGTTTGTGATACTTTATGCCCAACCCTCCCTCTTCGTGTCGTGCTTTTTACAAAATCCAAATTTAAACTATCATCTAAATACAATTTTTCAAAACCTTTTTTATTATTTGTTGGTATTTTTAAAAATGTGTCATCCATTCGTGAACCAAATTTTGTTGTGACTGCATTACACAAATATGTTTCGTCTTTTTCCATTGGTGACCATTTAAAGCCATTACCTTTTTCTTTTTGTTTTTTAGTATTATTTAAAAAATACTTTATCATTTTATACGACAAAAAATATTTTTTATTAACATTGTCCTCCAATAAATCTTTTAATTTAATTGTCAAAGGTTGTTCAATAGGAAATCTAAAATTATTATCCGCATCATCACGAATTCCAATAATGAAAACACGTTCACGATTTTGTGGAATGTTTGCAATTTTCTTTGTGTTTAATACTGCATAATAAATGTGATATGGTACACTTTTATCGTGTGGAAATAATACCGGCAAACCATTAACACTTTTGCCTCCCAATAAATTAATCCATTCCTGAAATGTGTTTCCGTTTTCGTGACTCATTAAACCACGAACATTTTCAAAAACAAAATATCGTGGTTTGTTCTTGACAATAAATTCGTGTGAATTATAAAACAAAATATTTCTTTTATCATCTTCTTTTGATTTTCGTGATCCGGAAAGACTGAAACCTTGACATGGCGGTGATGACATATAAAAATCCAAAGGTTGTTTGGGAATATCCCTTTCATAAACATCGTGCGGATAATATTCCGGTGCATCATGATTTGCCAAATAACTTTGCCGTGCAAATTTGTCCCAATCACACGCAAATATATTTTTCACGTTAAAACCTTTTTGTTCCGCAACACGTTGAATTGCAAAATCAAATGCACCAACACCGGAAAAATCCGAACCAACTGATATTGTTTTCAAAATTTTAATGTTTTTATTTGTGTTTTTAATTCCAAATTTAATCGTTCTAATGACATAATTCGGTTGTGTTGTATTTGTAATTCACTTTCCATTTTTTGCATTGTATTCAGGACACAAATCAAATCACGTTCCGATTGTTGCATTGAATTAATTACATCCGTTCGATGCGGTTGTTTCAATTTTATTTCCTCCAATGAACTTTGGATTTTTAAAATATTTGCTTTCAAATCTATTTGTGCCAATAATACATTCACTTCCATTTTTTATTGTTTTTGTGCAAATACCTTTTCGCGATGAATACCAATTTCGTCATAATATACAAATTTATTGATGTCAAAAAACATTTGAATCCGACCAACATTTCCATTCGAACGTGGTTTGATTTTATGAAAATATACATCAACATTATTCGTTGTAATATCCTCGCGGTGTATCGTAATCATGTTTTTTCCATTGTTGATCCATTCACTTCCTCCTTTGAGGTCATATGGATTTGGGGATTTGCGAATTCCATTTTCTTTTTCGGTCAATTTTGGATGAATAATTGTGTGCAAATGCAATTCATTATTTTCCGCGATGTGATTGCGATACGATAAAACATCCTCCAAATATTTGTCATCCCTTGCAAATCTTGATGTGTCGTGATACATATCTTTCCACGAATCAATTGATGCCGTTTCCAAACCCTCCGATTTCTTTAATTCAACCGCATAATCCCAAAATTGATAAGGTGACAATTTTGCTTTTACATTACGTTTTGTAAGCACTTTAAAATGTTCGGTTATCCAATCAATCGATTTGACAATTTCATGGTCTTGTATTGCGTTAATCTTTTCCGGATCAAATGTTTTTCCGGTGACCTTATGAATCAAATCCGCACTTATTTCAACTTGCTTTCCACCATCCGCCCCACAACCCACATCTCTCCAACCACCGAATTTCGCCGCGTTCACTAACCACC